GCAACACTCGTAAATACCTTGTTGATAAGTCATTAATCATCTTCCTTATATTCACTTAGAAGATATTCTACATGCTGAGGCTGTACAGTAACAGTAATAATTTGTGGTTCACTACTAGAATAATTAAATACACTACCTGTAATTGCTGTTATTTTATTATACCTTAATTCTAATAAATCTACAGTATCATTTTTTTCTAAGTTATTTTCAGGTCCTACATACCCTCTAAAAATTTTTATAGAAGGTATAGAATAATGTTGTGAAGCTGGTTTATATCCATACCAACTAAATCCAGCCTGTTTGTCATCTGGACCCATTAAAAAATTAATTGGTGGAGTAATTCCTCCTAAATTATAATAATTATAAAATAATACTTTAGTAAAAAACTCATCTGATAAATTATTTTGTGTACTATATATAGAAAAACTTACAGGGTTAAATCTTAATCTTGTTTGGACAGTTCTAGGAATATTATAAGAATTTAAAGTAATGTTATCTACGCTAATACCAGGATAATCTATTGAATGTACTAACGGACTATTAAAACTTCGCAACTCTTCTTGTACTGTATTTTGTTCATTTAGTGAATAAGACCAATACTGTATTCCAACAAAAAACTGGTATGACAACCTAGGTGTAGTATTAACATAACCTGTGTTGTCATCCCCTTGACCATATACTAAAGAAGCTAAGTTTTTAACCATTAGCTAATCAACCTGTAGATAAAACTTGCGGTATAGGATTTACAAGTCGTTGCATGTCTGTGTATATGGCTTGATCATATTGTATTGTTGCTGTAATTGTTAAAGCATCACTTGTAGCATAATTATTTTCTTGATAATTAATACTTTCTATGTAACAACCACTTAATGTCCAAGTATCAAGTTTTTCTATTTCTGCAGTTCCTGTATTACCACCAGTCAAAGTTGAAATTTCCATTCCAAATTTATACTGTGCTGCAGCAACAGGAGCACTTTGTTGCAAATGCTCTAATTGTCTTTGCATCTGGGCATTTAACGTTGAACTAACAAAGTTATTTATATCATCTCTAAATGTTACGTCAATAGGTTGCCATGTATGTTTACCGCCCATATATATTGTACTATTATAAGTATGAACAGTAACTTTTTCATGATTAAGGGTAGGTCTACCAACTGTATTTACATTTTGAGATAAGTATTTACTGCCTGTAAGTAAAGTTGAATCATTAAAAGCAAATTCAACTAAAAACCTATATTGCAATTTAGGCATCAATGCAATACTTGCAGCTTCAGAAGAAATTGGTACCCCAAATTTATCTAAATTATTAGCCATTTTGTTAATTACTCCAAATCTATTAAATATATTTAGCTTTTAATTAAGCTTTTTTATAAGTCGCCTGTGTTTACTAACCTTATTGGAATATATATAAACTCTGCTGCTTTTGTAGGTTCAACTGCAATATCTATATATAACTCGTTTCTATCTATTCTAGCAGGTGTGTTGTTGCTTTCATCACACACAATAGCATAATCATATATTCCACGTTTAGTTACAATTTCTTGCATAAAGCCTTCAAAAACATTTCTAATATTATTTCTAGTTAAACTATCATTAGGCTCAAAAATGAAAGGTCTAGCAATTACTGCAAATCGTTCACGTAAATAAATTACTAATCTTGATACATTTATTCTATCTAAAGATGAACTAAATGGATGTAAAGTTTTTTGTCCAAAAATTGCAATTCCTGTTCCTGGAAAATTAGCTATTGGATTAACTTTATTAACATACAAACTATCTCTTTGACCTTCATTTAGTGCAAGAGGAACAAACTCATCTTCACTATCTAAATATCCAACATTTGTAGCATTCGAAACAATACCCCTCGTAAGCCCGGCAGGAGCAAACCAAGGATAAGATACACTATCATTGTAAGCTATTGTTCTTAAACTAACATAACTAGGTGGCAATAATACTGTTTGACCGTCTATATTAGATCCTAATGCACTAGGATAATAAACTGCCATGTTTGCATTTTTAGGACTTACTAAACCATTTTCTCCGTTTTCTACTGCAGAAGTACCTAATATCCAATCTGTAATTTTTTGTGGTGTAGTTCTGAAAGGAGAATCTATAACAACAAATGCAGTTTCTTTTCTATCTGTGCTTAATGTGCTTAATTCATCAGCTAATTCAGGATATCCAGGACAAGCGATTAAATTAAAACTAAATAATTCAGATCTAATATCTACATTAGATGAAACTGCTTCTTGTAATTGTTTAACTATTACTTTTCTTACTGCTTTTCTACCAAACATTCCAGCACCGGTAGCAGAATTTCCTGCAGCATTTCTCCATTTCCACGTAGTATTTAAACTAGCATCATATTGTCTTACTGTATTAGATGTGTGACACATATTTACTGCTAGCATATTTGCAGGATAAAGCACTGGATTAGGACTATCATCATTCAATAAAGTAGCTCCTACACCTGCATTTGATACATCTGCCTTAGTTGCAGTAATGTCACCAAAAATAACTCCATTTGGAGTAGTTTGATCAGTATTATCTTTTAATACCCATTGACCATTACTATAAATTTTAATAGCTGGAAAATTATCTAGATCATTAGTATCTATCCAAACATCATTTGTAACTGGCGCACTAGGTGCTTCTGTCCCTACAGAAGATATTGCTTTAGGTCTCCAAAAACCTCCATTTTGTATATATAAGTCTATACTAGTATTATTGATAGTATTGTCATACCAATATCTTTTATCAACTGTATTACCTTCTATTGCATTAAAACTTGATGTTAATTGATATGCAGAAGTGCCAACTGCCAACGGGGTTGATGCTGTAGTTAATCCATCAAAAGTTCTAAACTCAAAAGTTGCATTTGTTCCTGATGCATATTTTAAATATATGCTATTTGCAGATGGTATTGTTCCTCCATACAAATTAACAATAATATTCCCTGGATCTGTTATACCAGTTATGCTTCCACTAGTCAATGAAATAGCAGTTACTTCTCCTTTTGAATTAATTGTAGAAGTTGCTGTGGCTGTGGATATTGTTAAACCATTTTGATTTGTAAATGTAACTGTAGGTGCTGTAGTGTATCCTGAACCTTTTTCAGTAATTGTAAATCCTGTAACTGTTCCCCCTACTATAGTAGCTGTAGCTCTAGCTAAAGTTCCATTGTTAAAAGTGCCAGGCCTAGTAGCATGTAGATCATCTTTTAAAACAGGTACTATTACATCAGCAAAACTTTCGGATGTACTATCATATCTTTTAACAACAATATCCATTCCAAAATTAAAACTTGTAGTTTTAATCCAGATATCATTTTCATTTATATTTGTAGGAACATTAACATGGCTAGTAATGTCTACTTCTCTACCTGTTGAATTTAAGTCTCCTGTTTGATCTATTAATGACCAAACTGTAGAAGTTGTTTTCAGATAGTATCTAATAGGATTAATAGTTGCATCTGTCGAATCCTTGGTTACTATTGCAAAATCTCCTACATTGCCATAGGTTGATAAAGGTTTTGCTAAAGCACCTACTCCAGTAACTTGAGCTGAAGTTAAAACATGAGATGAAACTGCTTCGAAATTGTTATTTTCATCTGCTTGACTTATACCAAATGCAGTTGACGTTAAATCAAACCATAACGAATTGTTAGCTGGTGGCCCTTTAGGCTCAGTTGAGGTATTATCTAATTGATCTAAATCTACATCTGCTCTTAAAACATACGCTCGATTAGCTAAACCTAAAAAGCTGTATGCAGTTAATAAACCGTATTCATTTCTTTCTCCTCCATGAACACTTGTTCCGCTTACTTGCTCAAAGAACGGTTCTCCATAGTATTGAACTAAATCTCGTTGAGATGTAATTAATTTTAACTTATTTGATTCAGATTTGACAGTATAAGCAGCAACTCCTGATCCACTTATATCACTTTTATTTTCACCTGTAGCTATTACAATTAGAGGTACAGTTCCAGTTCCGACAGAAGCATAAATGCTTTCATCAATAACTTGAACGTCAACTCCTGGAGATACTAATGTTGCCATGTTTAATAGTCCTTTATAGAAAAATACTTGTTAAAATATTTATCAAAAGAACTATAAATCAGCTTTAAAAGAAGATTTTATCCAATTACAAAACTATATGCAGATGATCCGTCTATATATAGTGTTAATTCTTGCTCTAATTTTTCTTTACTTGCCATAGCATCTTGTTTTAAAGCATCTCCATTTAGTTGAGTGCCACCTTGAGGACTGGCTATGGTAGCAAATTTACTTCTAGCTTCGCCTAACATCATTTTTGCTTCTGCTACTGACCATTCCTTTAGCCAAATGCCACTATAAGGATCTTGTAATAATTCATTTTCAGGACGAATATTAAATATATGCAGTATAACTTCTGTTTCACTTTTTATTCTTCTATGAAGTAAAAGTTTTTTTGTAACTGGATTCCAAGTATATTGTATTTCTGCACCAAATAGTC